TGGAAGCACTGTAAGAAGAGTATGAACCTAAATTTCGATGAAACGACAAACGACGGTGCAAAGAACCAACTGGACTGTCCGAGAGGATAGATGAGAAACACACTGACAAAAACAGCGATAGGCCCAGAGAACGCAATAGCGTTGTACGGACGGATTCCAATTAACCGAGCCAACTCGAACTGACGAAGCATGAAACCAATGAGGGCAAAGGCTCCATGGAGTGCCACGAAATTCCAGAGTCCCCCAAGTTGGCACCACCGCTGGAAATTCCCCTGAGCCTCAGGACCCCAAAGTAGAAGAAGAGAATGACCCATAGCGTCAGCAGGCGTTGACACAGCCGCTGTAAGGAAGTTAGCACCTTCGAGGTACGAACTTGCAAGTCCGTGGGTGTACCAACTTGTAACAAATGCCGTGCCCGTAAGCCAGCCACCAATTGCAAGATAAGCAGTGGGAAGAAGAAGAAGTCCAGACCAACCCACAAAGACAAAGCGATCGCGTTTAACCCAGTCATCAAGGACATCAAACCACCCCCTCGTTGGTTTTACTAGTGTTGTTGTCGTCATTTTTGTTTACCTTTTTAAATTCTTTTAACCAGTATAGTTGTGGCCAAGTATCACGTATGATCTCAGCCAATTTCCAAGAAGTATTTTGATTGATCACTTGGTGTATTTTCGTAGATAGAACTGTCACCATATTCTTTGTGGTCTTTGTATCCAACCATACGACCTTTCGTATTCTGGATTGCTCCCATCATGGCAATGATCAGGAAGATTGCTGGTGGTCCAATGATAAGGGCACCGCCAATCACATAGTAAGTCAGGATTTCGAGTAGAGAGGGTTCCATTAGTAAATTAATAAAGTGATTCTTCTTGTTCAGTCAGGATTACACAGTCAGATGTAGGGTATGAGACACAGGTGAGCAGGAAACCTGCTTCAATCTGGTCATCATCCAAGAAACTTTGATCACTTTGATCAACAGTACCACTGACGATCTTACCAGCGCATGTAGAACAAGCACCAGCACGACATGAGTAATTCATATCGATACCTGCTTCTTCTGCTGCATCAAGAATGTATTGGTCAGACTCACACTGAATGACCTGTTCGCCTTCGCTGGTTTGGAGAGTAATAGAATATGACATGAAACTTAATAATTGTTTAGAAAAGAAAAGGGACCCTAAGGTCCCTCTTATTATACCACAGAGAGTATCAACCGACAACTGGTGCGGTGAGTGCCACAGGTGTGGACTCAGCAGCAGCGAGATCGAGTGGGAAGTTGTGTGCGTTACGCTCATGCATAACTTCCATACCCAGACCTGCACGGTTGAGAACGTCTGCCCAAGTGTTGAGCACACGACCCTGACCATCAAGGATGGACTGGTTGAAGTTGAAACCATTCAGGTTGAATGCCATGGTGCTTACGCCCAGTGCAGTGAACCAGATACCAACCACAGGCCATGCAGCAAGGAAGAAGTGAAGACTTCTGCTGTTGTTGAAGGATGCGTATTGGAAGATCAAACGACCGAAGTAACCATGGGCTGCGACGATGTTGTAGGTCTCTTCTTCTTGACCGAACTTGTAACCATAGTTTTGTGACTCAGTTTCTGTCGTCTCACGGACGAGCGAAGAAGTAACGAGACTTCCATGCATAGCAGAGAAAAGAGATCCACCGAATACCCCAGCAACACCGAGCATGTGGAACGGGTGCATAAGGATATTGTGTTCTGCTTGGAATACAAGCATGTAGTTAAAAGTACCAGAGATACCAAGAGGCATAGCATCGGAGAAAGAACCTTGACCGAACGGATAGACTAGGAATACTGCACTTGCAGCAGCGACTGGTGCTGAGTAAGCAACACAGATCCAGGGGCGCATACCAAGGCGGTATGAGAGTTCCCATTCACGTCCCATATAGGCATAGATGCCGATCAGGAAGTGGAAGACTACGAGTTGGAAAGGACCACCATTGTACAGCCACTCATCGAGAGATGCTGCTTCCCAGATGGGGTAGAAGTGAAGACCAATTGCGTTGGAGGATGGGACAACAGCACCAGAGATGATGTTGTTTCCATACATAAGTGAACCTGCTACGGGTTCGCGGATGCCGTCAATATCGACGGGAGGTGCTGCTACGAAAGCAACGATGAAGCAGATGGTTGCCGCCAACAGAGTTGGGATCATCAGTACACCGAACCAACCAACATACAAACGGTTGTTGGTGGAGGTGACCCACTCGCAGAAAGATTCCCACGAGGAAGTAGATTGTTGTCTTGAAAGTGTGGACATTTTGAAAAAGGGTTAGGTATGAGTGCAGGGAAACACTAGTAAATTATTCCTGTCTCACCCTCAGAGGCAGGTATTAAAGACTGTTGTTTAGACACGCTGTTTAGTCTTGGTAAGGCGTGTTGTGTGTCGTTTTGTAACGACTCATATAATATATAGGCATTATCCGATTTTGTCAACCCCTTCCTGCTGAACCAGTTCGTAATCTGTCCCCTGATCTGTCTCGATCAACCAGGACTGGAAGGCATCATAAACGACTCGGAATGCCTCAGGAGCACCCTTGCCTTCTGTGAACTGACCCAACATGCCTTGACATGCACCGCTGGATGTGTAGTCATGACAGAATTCATATACTTTTCTATCAATCTGACACCCATGCATGACAAGGGCGGCTAAACAAAAGCGCCTATCATCTAGGCGCTCAGGATTGTATCTCCAATCTTCAATCATAGTGATACACAACGTAGTTCTTTTTTACAGGTGGGAGAGATACTCATTCGTGAGCAGAGATAAATGTAAAACTCTGCCTTGATTCTAGTGAGATTATTGTAGTGTTTCAATCTGATCCATCTACCATTCAAATTAAATTCTAATGCGTATCTCTCCATTGATCTGCGTTCAACACAGATTTATTTAGTTTACCAGATGCCAGGGATAACCTGTCCTGTCAGTGCGTATGCACCGAGTGCTGCGATGACTCCGAGCATTGCTGCCCATCCATTGATGCGTTCTGCTTTTTCGTTCATTGTTCTTGTAGATAGTTGAGTACGGTTTGTGGAGATGAAACAGAGTAGGGATCTGCGGGGCAGAGACCTACCTTACCAGGTTCTTCAAAGATCCTTTCAATCTCACCATTATTTACTACCATAGCATATCGCCATGATCGATATCCAAATCCAAAGTTTGCTTTGTTCACTGCCATTCCCATGGCGCTAGTGAATTCACATGCTCCGTCTGGAATTGGTTTTACATTTTGAACTTTGACTTGACTGAACCATTGGTTCATTACAAAGGAATCGTTAACAGAAATACAGTAGACTTCATTAACATACTTCATGAACTCAGGATAAAGTTCATCGTATGCAGGTAGTTGTCTTGTAGTACAAGTGGGTGTGAATGCACCAGGTAGTGAGAATACTACACTACGCTTACGATCAAACAAATGATGGGTATCAATGTCTACCCAGGTGTCACCCTTACTGTATTTGAAAGTTACCTCAGGTAGGAACATCGTTAGTCTCCTCAGTAACTTCCCAAGAACCACCTACACCACCGTCCATGTTGACAACAATGTCTGGTGTCTTTGAATGATGTGGTTCGTGAGGTCTGTCCATAGGTTGAGACTTAGTGTCGTCATTCCTGGATAGGTTCTTGATCACAATGAAGGCATCCTTATTGAACTTGCGAGTACCGTATTGGGCTGCCCACTTCTTATTGTAGTTTTCACCTTGGTGGATGCCAGAGACAACAGTGCCTCCAACTTCAACCACGATGTTGTCATGCCTCACGTCCCATCCGAGAGCAGCAACTGTCTCGATCAGGGACTCTTCTGTATAAGTTTGTTGCATTAGAAACCAAAGATACCAAAGAAAAATACACTACCACTAGTAGCGTAGGAAATAACAGCAGCAACAAATCCAAGCATAGCAGTACGTCCATTCAGTTTTTCTGCACGTTCGGCATAGGTTTCGTAACCATAGCGTTCTGCTTCGGTTGGGTCAATATACATACGGGGTTCAGTTGCCCACATGTTTTGCTGGCCACGGTCGTTAGAAGTAACAGTCATGAGTTGT